CGCCTCAGGCAGGCCCGGGAAGTGAAGACGGTACGAATCAAAGCCCCTGTCGGAAGTTCATATGTGCAGAGTGCGCCGAAGACGTTTCGTCTTCAGTATTCTGATGACAATAGTTCCTGGACCACAGCACTCACCGTTACGAACACCCCTGTCTTCTCGGTTGCGGAAACACGGAACTTCGCTGTGTCGGGAACTCCTGGCGCGCACGAGTATTGGCGCATCATCTGGGATGTCGTACAGAACAGCACCACGACAGGGACGATCTCATGGACGGAGCTTCTGCTTCTCCAAGCCGACGGGACTGTCGCGAATCATTTCGGTAGTGAGGTGATCCTCAAGGCTCCCGGCAACTCGGGAACCGAAGCGATCTATGTGGGCATTCGAGCCGAATATGATACGGCGGCCGGCTGGTATAACCTGTTCTTGAACGGCTATACGGGCTATGACCCGAATGTCCAGTCTTGGTTCCTTCAGCCGGGGGCGATTCCGGGTTACGGTGCAGCCTTCACCAAGGCCATTCCGATGGTGCCTTGCTGGGACGCGGCGATGCCCTACTGGTTCAGCGCTTCGGGGCGATCCTTCCGCTTCGGGGTCAAGGTATCCACCAACTATGAGGGCGGATACCTCGGCTTCATCCTCCCTTATGCAACTCCAGGGCAGTACCCTTACCCGCTCGCAGTAGGTGGATCGCTTGTGCCCGACGAGAGCAACCGTTCGGCGAACTGGCGTTATTCTTATGCCTCTTTCGAGCATGGGGTCTTTCCTGCGCCCGGTGCAAATTCAGGAGGTGAGTCCGAGGGTGTGTGGGCAACGATGTATCTTCGTGACACTAACGGCGACTGGAGGCACTTCGCTAACCGCCCTAATCGCAACGGTGGGGCCGTTGATGGTGTTCAAGGCTTCTCTTTCCAATACTCACTTCCCTTCGCGGTGACAGGCGGTTTCCGCTCCATCTGGCCACACTGTGAGAACGACAAATGGACGAGCGGTCGTAGGCCCTACCGCGAATGCCTGGGTGGAGGCTATATCATGCAGCCCTGTGTCTTCCTGCAGAGGGCTCCTGCATGGATGGTATATGGCGAGCTGGAGGGCGTGTATGCAATCAGCGGCTACCAGAACAGCGCTGAGAACACGACGACTTATAACGGGAAGACACATGTAGTCTTTCAGAACGCATACCGCAACACCGTCCATGAATTCTGGGCGCTGTCCCTGGATTAAGGAGAACGAATATGGCATATCAGACAGGCACAGCTTCCGACGTTAATGACCTGCTGGATAAGTTCAGGCTCTTTGCGATTGCACAGGGCTGGACGGCAAACCGCTGGGCCACTGTGGGTTCTGGTCGGGAGCTCTGTATTCAAAAGAGTTCCGCTTATTTCAATTTCCGCGCTTGGAACAATGAGACCGCCTTGGTCAATGGTTCCGACCAGGCGAGCAAGACCGGCATCGCGATCAACGGCTCGGACGGATATAACGGCGCGAACGCCTGGGACCGCCAGCCGGGATACCCACAGCGTCAGTCTGGCACTACGGTCGATCAGGCTCACGCATGGTTCCCGCTTGTGATCAACTTGGGCCCGTTCCCCGCTTATCACTTCTTCGCGCCGGACACTAAGACGCTCTACGCGGAAGTGGAAATCTCCACCGGCATCTTCCTTCGTTTCGGTTGCGGGAGCCTGGACCTTTTCAACCCGACGGCTCCAGGCGGAGGGCGATTCTTTTATGCTACCGGAGGGCAGCACGTCACGAACGGCACCTCTTGGTATGATTGGCTCGGAAATGATTCCGACAACTCACAATACGCCCTCGAGGAAGTGCCTTTCAGGTGCGCGGACTACACCTCAACACAAGCTGGCTACCTGACCGGGTCCTATGTGCGGGTTCAACATGATTCGTTCAATAACTGGGCGTTCTCAAGTCGAGATCCCAGCACGAGCAACACAGGCAGCTTCTGCCAAGGCGGCGGAGTGCATGACCGGCCAATTCGAGATTTGTCTCCGAACTCCTTGAATGGTGTGGGCGTGCTGTTGCCGAACATTGTGTCGGTCAATCGGAACCAGGAATACCTGAATCCGATTGGGACTGTGCCAGGCATGCGGTACATGGACATGACGAACTATCTGCCTGGGGACGAATTCACCTTGGGCTCCGATACCTGGAAGGTGTTTCCATGGTACGCTAAGGGCGGCCGCAGCGGACAACGAGGCATCGCATATCTGAAGGTGGCGTAACATGGCAGTGATCACGACATACGCGCTTGTCGCAGGGGAGCACCGTAGAGTCCCGCTGGCGGAGTACGGAGTCGCGGACGCTTCCCCCGTCGATAACAGCCCGCCGGTTCCGCCGGTTGATATAACTGCCAACGGGTACGGCACAATCACTGACGTGCCTATCACTGAAAACGAGGAGGCATTCACTGCCTGGAAAGCACCCTCATTCCTCGACGACTTCTATTACCGCGTGCATATCAAGCCTGGGGTTATTGTACTGGGCAACCTGCTGTCGTCCCAAGTGAGGACGGTGGAGGTGTGGTCCGCATATTTTGACCCTAAGCTGCTGTCTTCGCTAGGGCAGTCAGGTACGGATGGAATCACCCTCACTCAGCCTGCTGCGTCGCCGACATATTTCGCCGCACTTGAATCCCGCGCCTACACACTGAACGTCAGCGCCAATGGTCCGCCGATTGTTGATGCAATTTATACATTCAACTTTCCAGGCGAATCACCGACGTTGGAAGTGACTGGTCGTCGTGTGGTGCTTTGGCCTTTTGTACCGGACACCGGCTACGACGAGACCATGTCTTGGAAGACCGATGTTCTAGGCAGCTTCAATAGCGAACAGCGCCTTGCACTTCGCGAGGCTCCGCGACAGGCATTCTCTCACAAGTTCCTTCTAGACGAGGCGCAGTTCAGCCGCGCGAAAGCAATCAGCACTCAATGGGCGCATCGCGTCTATGGCATCGCTGTGTGGGCGGAAGTCACCCCGCTACTGAACGGGCTCACGGCGGGTTCGACATTCATTGCGTTCGACACCGCGAACGCAGATTATCGCGACGATGACCT